CTGCTGCTGCTTCAACAGGAGCTTTCTTACCTGTGGCACTTTGAAATCTTGTGAAATCATTTTTTGTCCACTCATCAATATTAGAAGGTAGATCATCTAAACCAGAAGCACCACTAACATGACCAGCAAATTGCATTGTTCCACTCGCAAGCATATCACCAAACGTGGAGTCTACGTAACCTGGGCCACCTTTTAAAGCTAAATCAAGTTTAGCTTGGGCTATTGCTGCACCTTCTGTATTTCCATAAGCTTTAGCAATCATTACAGCACTTCTTAAGTCAGCTACAGTATCTAAAACTTGACCTGCCATAAATAAACTACCTATAGTACCTACAGCAGCAAGTGGACCTGCGCCAAAGAGACCTGCCATACCTGCACCTTTTCTTAAGGTAGGGTCAGGCATATTGTACTGTTGATTAACAAACTTTTCAACTGACTCTGGATCAGCCCAGTTTACCTCTGAACCCCAGTTCTTAAAGCCAGTGAAGCTAGTCCCAGGAGCATTTGGAGTTGTTGGAGGAATAATAGGATCATCACTGTCATCAGAAAACTCTGAGGGAGTTGAACCTGTACTTCCCTCTACATCAGTTGGAGCTGTTGTTGTATATCCTTGCCCAACTAATTCATCGTATCTAGCTTGTTGAGCTGGTAAAACTAATTGTTCCTGTTCTCCATTAGGTCCATAAAGTGTTACACTACGAGGAACTAAGCTTGGGCCAGGAGGTTCATTACTAAAACCAAAACTATAATTAGTAGGCATAGTTATAGCTTGCCCAGGAGTCATACCTCCACCTGGATTCATAAAACTGTTAGAAGTTACATCTGTACCTTCGGCTGCGCCCATAGCCATATTTGGCTGAGCATATTGCATCTGCTGTTGTTGATATGGATCTGCTGGAACCATACCACCTTGAGCCATCATAATGCTGTTGATCTCGTTCATCTCTTCTGGAGATAGATCACCACCCATAGCCATTTGAGGTGGTGCAGGTTGTGGGCTATATGGTGTAGGAGCTTGAGGCATAGGTGGCTGCATTTGTTGAGATGGCTGCATCATAGGAGCGGCTTGTGGTCCACCAACAGGAACAGGCTCACCACCGATTCTACCATTAGCTTCCATGTTTTGCAAGCCGCTTTTTGCTTTATCTCGTAAATCTTCAAAGTGTTTTACACCAAGGTATCTTACGACATCAGCAGGTACTACATACTCACCTTCAGATAGTTGAGCAGGTATATCATCTCGTACTTCTTTAGCCATAGAGCCATTAGGTACTTCATTGCCTGACACTGGGTCCCGCTTCATGCCATCGTCTTTTAGTCCACCTTGATTCATAAAGGCCATTTCCATTTGTTCGTTCATAACTGCTCCACCTTTGTTAAAGTCTTTAGGTTTATTTCTAAAATCTATTTCGGGGTTAAACTGCATAGATTTTTCAGCATTGCCACCTATACCAGCTTCACTATTTAAATCGGGGTCAAAAAGTAGTTCGCCTTTTCTAGCTAATAGATCTTTTCCTAACCTTACTCCATCTGAAATAAGTTCAAGTTTTAAATCTTCATCGTAGTATTGACTAAACATCCTATCAACATTTTTAGGGTTTTCAAGACCAAAAGTTTTTGCAAGGTATTTTTTTCCTTCATCAAAATGATAGCTAGTTATATAAGTTTCTGCTATTAAGTTTTCTAATTTTGTTTGTTCTGTAAGAGGGTTAAAATATGTAAGTGCAGCTTCTTCTGCTCTCTGATCTATTAGGGGTAAATCTTTTTCTTTAGAAGAAGTTGCCCTAACTCCAACAGTCCTAGCTTCAGCTTCCCCTAAATTTTCTAAGTATTTTTTATAGGCTTGATTTTTTAAAGTTGTATAGGTAAAACCTATTGTATCTCTAAGCTCAAAAATAAGATCAAAATCTTTTGGTGTTGCTGTACCACCATTTAATTTACTCTGTAGCTTATCTAACTCAAGAGTTGAATTTGAAATTTCATCTCTAAGTTTTTGCAGATAAGGGTCTTTAGCCAGCTTAGTAATGGCTTTAGTGTTAGCTCCTGTAACACCACTTATTAAATCTTTTTCAAAATTTTCTATATATTGCACACCATGTTGTATTTCATGAAATAAAGTACTTTTTAGTTTTTCAATATCTTCTGGTTTTTTAGACTTAAATAAGTCTGCATTAAGGTTGATAGTTTTAGTAGATGCACCAAAACTACCATTAGTACCTCTCATTTCGCTGGGATTTTTTATGCGTACATTATATTTTTTTAATTGTGGATACCTATTAAATAATTCTGGGTGATTTATAAATTCCCCTAAGTCTAGTTCATCAGGTGCAATTTCATCTAGCTCTCCACTAAAAATACTACTTTGATTCTTAGGAAAATAATTAATCGTAGCCTGTTGGTCATCAATTTCAAACCTAAACATTTTAGTTTTGTCATCATAAACTAAGCCAGTGGCAGCTTCTATCTCCGCATCACTTTTACCAGAGTCTTTCATAGTTTTTGCTGTAGGTAGTGAATACTTGGGAACTTCTCTTTCTCCGCCAAATTGACCACTTCTACGTCTCTGAGATTTTTCTCTCTGAAGTAATCCTGTTTCGCCAGCAAATATCCTAACCATCGTAGGGTCATACTCTGTTTTTAGTTTTTGTGCTACTTGCTTAGATCCTGCAAGAAATGCATCAGCTGCATCGTCAAGTTGAGTTATGCTCTTAGCACCTACGGCTCCACCAAAGGCTTCTGGCATAGAGTAAAGATCTCTAGCCATACGTTTTTCTAGTTGCTCTGTTGGCATAACCTGAGCTACAGAACCTACAGCATATTTAAATGCAGTATCAGCTAAACCTAAACCTGCAAGCCCTGTGTCTTTAAGGTAATCTACAGCACGTTTGTATGCAGTAAAGATAGCAGGATCATCAGGGTCTACATCAATTTTACCTGCATCCATAAACCTATCTTTGGTTTCTTGAAAGGAGTCAGCTGCAAAACTTCTACCAGTAAAGTCGTCAGGTTTATACTGAGGGTAATCTTCTGGACGAATATCATCATCAGCAGAGGGTAGCATAAGATCCATCTGAGCTGCTACATCACCACCCTCATTATATTTTCTGCTTTCAGAGGGTATAAAGCTTGCACCATAAGTATCTGCGTCAAAGTACCTAAAGATAGAGTTATCACCTTTTTGGTCTTTTATAATCTTAGCAGCATCCCCATCATAAGTAACTCTTCTTACACCTACAATATCTTTAAGACTTCTAGGTACAATATTAACTAATTCACCTAAACTTTTTTCACTCCTTTGATTACCACCTAGCATATTTACATATTCACCGTCTCTTTCTCCGGTGTAAAAACCTACATGAGTTACTTTACCAAGTTCAGGTACTCCAAACAAAAGAATGTCACCCTCTTGCATGTCATCAAAACTTATCTCTTGTCCGTAGTTTATATATTCTTGTGCCCTTAATCTTCTATACCTGTCGTTTTTACCTAAAGTATCTGCACCCATTTCTGTAAGAATATGATTTACAAAAGCTGCACACCAATATACTCCTGTTTTAGTTACGTCTTGATTGGGGTCAAAAACACCTAATGCTTGAGTTATAAACTTAGTAATTGTAGGTAAGTTTTCAGGATCTAATTCCCTTAAATTAGATTTAGTTCCAAGATAACCACCAAACTCTTCTCCAAGATCTTCTTCTTTTGAAATGTAATCTAGTTCAATAGCCTTTTTAACTGCCGACTGATATAGTTTCCCTACTTTTTGCTCTAGCTCTTTTGGTCTAGCTTTAGGTTTAATTGAACTTAAAGGATCTTTTAATTGATTTAAATCTTCAGTAATTTCCTCTGCAAGATTTTCTGTTTCTGGTGTTTCAAGAAGTGTAGATATTTTTGCTTCATCTCTTACATCAGCACGTTTTTCATCTTGAAGTAAATTAAACTCTTCTTTAACTTCTGCTTGACGAGTTATTTCCTCTTGTTGACGCATAGAAGCATCAGGAGTATAAGGTCTCCCAGTAGTAGGATCTATAATAGCTGGATCACCAGAGGTAGGCATACCCATCATTTGTCTGGTCTGCTCGTTTATAGACTGCTCAGGCATTAACCTTATCCCTTAACTTTAATAGTGATCTTAGTGCACGTATCTCACCTTGTAGCCTGTAGATCTCATCAATCTCTCTAGACTGTTCTAGTGTTACATGTGTAAAGGCGATCCGCTCAGCAATCTCTTCGATAAACGGAGTGTATAACTCTGGGTTATTTACAAAAGGCTTTAGTGTATTGTTCACGACTAGTTTCATTGTACCTGTTGTTGTTCGCCAGTGTTACCTGAGAAGCCCTGTTCTCCTGGTGTAGGAGCTGTCCCAGTACCTATGGTACCACCCCCGCTACCTTGAGTATCCTGTACCTGTGCGCCAGCTGGAGCGCCCTCAGGACCACCTTGTGGTGGTACACCAGGTTCTGGCTCAGGGGGATTAGCCTCTTGGAACTTCTTAAGAATTTCAGCTTGTACTGCTGCTTGTGCCATGTTGTTGCCAACCTTATCAGGATCAAGATCCATAGACTTAGCAATCTCACGTACAATATAGTCCATACGTGCAAACGGTGCTAGTGCAGGATTCTGTACAACCTGCAAGAACTGCATCAGTCGTTGGCTGCGTACTTCATTAGCCATCAGGCTTTCAGTACCACGGGCTTTGATTTCTAAATCACCTTTAATATCTGAGTCAAAGTTAAACTGCATATTAAAGTTAAAGAATGCTTTGCCTAATGGTGCTAGTAAGTAATCATCTATGTTCTTGACAACATTTCGTATACTGCCGTTAGCTGCAGACATAAGCATGCTAATGCCAGAAGCAGTCCTTCCCACTCCTGATACTCCAGTTTGTCCGTGTGCGAAAGATGGGAAGCCCGTTGATTCATCAGATAATACCCTTGCTTTGTCAAACATCTGCATGTTTTCATTAGATACGTTAGGAAACTTAGTGCCAAAAATTGCTTGACCAGGTGCCCCTCCCTGTCTCCGAAACACCTTCCCTGGATACACGGAGAGGTCTTGCCCTGGGACGAGGTTAGTCTCGTCAATCTCAATCAGCAAATTACCTGATAGTGCAGCATTATCTACTGCCATACGCATAAACCCGTTCATAAGGGTTTGAGTATCATCCATGTTTTCCGCAATACCTACACCAAAAATACTGTAGGGATTCATCTCATAAGGTGCGGCAAAGTAAGGTATGTAAGCAGGAGTAAATGGATTCATTACTAAACGTAATACTTGTCCATTACAAATCCATGCATTTACACTAAGTTGTTCTGAGTCTTTTAATTCACTAGGAATATCTATATCTTGTTCTTCTAAAATTTCTGTATCTACAAAACCCCAGAACTCAAGAACCTCAAACCGCTGAGCTTGATCTTGCTCTGAGTTATCTTCCATAGCATGTTCCCACCACTCTTTGTTGTAGGATTCGCCAAGACGTAAAGCATTGTCGATAGTATTTTCACGGAAATAAGGACGGTTCTTTAGTGCTCGTAACTGTGAACGTGACATTTTGTGACGTTCTACAATGTACTCTGCCTCTTCCATAGTAGCAGCATCTGGGTCAGGGTAGAAGTTCCAAATGGAAACAGAAGTAGTTTGAGGAATAGTTTTGAATACTGGTGAATAGTTGCCCTCTTCGTCCCAGTTAGCATACTCTTTATCTACAGCAAATGGACCTTTCATAATGCCAGTACCAAATAAAGCTGTTTCAAATGCCGCAGCACGAAGATGCTTCTTGGCGTGAGACTCTTCTAACTGATCATGAATTTTCTTTTCCATTTTCTTTGCAGCTACATCTGCAGGATGAAACTGTGGAGAAGTAGGAGTTTTAGCTGGACCTGGTTTTAGAATGTCTTCTACTGGTGTTAGACTAGCCTTAAGTCCAGCTGCACGTTCAAGAAGTTCTGGGTAAGTTTCACCAGGAAGCAGGTCAGGCAATCCTTCAGCTGCTTTACGTTGTTCTGCATTTGTTTCAAAACTAACTGTTTCCTCTACACCATCTGGAAGGACGGTGGGATCAATGCTGATAGGAAACCTATTGCCACCAAATAGTACCTCTGCAATTTGACCATAAGCAGCTAGTACTTTTGTTTTAGTAACCTTAACAAAAACTTTTGATTTTTCTGTGGAAGTGAATTGAACATCAGAACCATAGATACCACGATAGTTACGATAAGCTTGAATCCAACGCTGTTCGTCAAGCTCTCTTGCAGTTTCAGCCTTAGAAAATTTTTCTCTTACAAAATGAACAATCTGCCCTGCAGCAGGGTCTGAGTACTCTTCCTTTTTAACATCTTTAATGGATGAAGTTTCCTCCATATCCATCATCATGTCTTCAAATTCTTCTTCCATGTTTTATCCTTAATAGCCAAAGGTTGCGTCTGCAGCTTGAAACCCTGTTCTGTGATTGTTAGGATCAAAATCAAATAGACTACTTCTTGGTCTAGTCATTATACCGTACCTTAGGGCATCGTACAAGTGATCTTCTGCATGTGTATCTACATCTTCAGGATTATTTTTATCTAAAGGTATTGCAGGTATTTGAGAAATAGTATTAGTACAATTGTTAAAAAATACTAGTTGAGGTTCTTCAGTAAACTCATCTACTTGTAGTCGTCTGTGTATTTCGTTTTTACCAGCTACACGAGAGCCTCTAGACCTGTCTGAAGGACGCCAACGGCAACCTTTCATATTCATCTGTTCAGCCAATGATGGCCCAGTATCACCACGGTTATGCCATAAACTAGAATCCAAAACACCATAACGCATCTTTTCCCCATCTTCGGCTTCTAGTATCATTTCAGCTAAATCTGAAGCTGTAACCTTAGATACGTACATCTCTCTGTAGACAATTAATTGTTCAGACGGACTTACGGTAAACCAAAGAACTCCCGTAGCAGATCCATAACCATAGTCACAAGCTCTAAATTTTACCCAGCTATTAGGTATATCAAAAGGTTCTACTACATGTTCCTTACGATTAAATTCTGGGAAGGCTGCACCTTCGTTAATATCCCAGTCACCTTCTAGTAGCTGCCTTCGCTGATGCTCAGGTAACGACAAAAGATTAGCCTCATACATACCATCTTCTGCTAGATAAGGATTATCGAATAGGGTAGCAGGTATAAACCTACGTTTAAACAGTGGCTCACCTTCTCGACTATGACCTTTTGGCCAGCATATAACTTCACCACTGTCTGTATCCGTTGCCCAAAATGCTTCACTAGGAGTGCTAGGATCAATAAAGGTCTTCTTGACCCACTGATGTCCTGGACCTCCAGGGTTGCTAGTAGCTCTCATGTAAAGCGGTAAGCCACTAGCTCTAGTTGTTCTAAGTCGTGACCTCATGTAGTTCCAAGGGTATGGAGTAGGCCACTGTGTAAGTTCGTCAAAGCCAATCCAGTTAAAGGCCTGACCTTGGTATCTCATAACGTCATCGTCACGGTCTAGGTAAGACATCCAGAGGGTTGCACCACTGGGAGCTACCCAAGTCTTATCTCGTTCCATAAACTTAATCCCAGGAATAGCTTTAGGGTAAAGCTGTTTGGATACTGAGATAAGTTCCCTAAGTTCCTCTGTACTCCTACGTACAAGAAGCATCCTAGCATTAGGATTGTTTAGGTACCGCACAGGGTCAGCAATCATTGCGTAGGACTTACCCCCACCTGCTGATCCACCGTAAAGTACTTCTTGTTCTGTAGAAGCTAGGAAGTCTGTCTGTGGCCCCTCGTTGGGTTCAAAGATAACTTCACGGATTGCTTCTTCAATATCAATAGGCTCAGGCTTCGGCTGGGCTAGACTCTTCTCTACCACCACGGATTTGGGCTTCGATTTTTTCTGCTTTGTCGAGCGCCGCTTTGTATCGCTCGGCAAGGTAGCGTTGGTTTGCAGCTTCTCTCTTACGCTTCTGCTCAAGTCTAACTCTCTTATATAGTCCTACATGTGATATATGCCGGCCTGATTGATCACTTAACCAATTGGCTACATCACGGTAACTGTACTGCTTTAGGTGTTTCTTTGCTTGTTCGTACAGTTCTAGTTCTTCTGGGATAGGTATAATAATATCTTTGTCATCTGGATCTTGTGAGTACCCAAATGGTACTTGTCTACCTACTCTTACTACTGGGTGCCAAACATAGCCACTTTCGGTTTTGTCAGGCTTTGGAAGTTTCCAAGTTTTATCAAGCTTCATTTTCTTTAGGAGGTAAAATAAACAGTGGGCTTTCTGATTTGACTTCTACCTTGTCGGTCTTTACAAAACCAGCACGGTCTAAGAAGTCTTTAGCAGCGGCCATCTTCTCTTTATTCCCTAAGTCTGTTGGGTTAGTCATAACGTTCATCAAAGACCAAACAGCACGAGGGCCATTGGTAGCAATAAAGTCACGGGTACGATTAGCTATTTCATCCTTCAAAGGAGCCATAACTCTTGCAGAGGATTCCCCCTGAGCATACCCTGCAATCTTAAGTGCTTTAACTGGGTTGCCTTCGGCTTCACCAAACAAGGCATCAAGAAACTTCTGTTGCTTTTCTGTCATGTAACTTTCCTATGCGGTTTCACTTTGGCTCTAATTTTTTTAGGTTGAGCCACAAACTGCTTACCCGCCTTAGTGCCTTTTCGTTTTGCTCGTGATGTAGCGGCATACTCAGAAGAACTAAGAGACTTAATAGCCTTTGCAGGTAGATACCTTTCGCCTGTAGCCTTCGGACCTTGCGTTGATGGTTTACCACTCTTGGTTCTCCACTTCTGCTTAGTCCAAGACTTTAGGCTTTTTTGTGATTTAGATAAAGCCATTACTTATAGCCACCACCTTTTGCTTTGTATTGCTTTGCAACCATCTGGGCTTTCCTGGCGGACCATTGTCCTGGCTTACCACCTTTTCCTCCAGCTTTAACGGAAGCAACAAGGCGCTTACGCATACTAGGCTTAGTATAATTGCCCGCTGCATTAACCGTAGACTTTTTGCCTGATTTCACCTCTACTGATCCCCATATCATGCAGCTCTTTGTCACTCAAGTTCATGAGAATCCAATAGTCTGCTCGTCGTTGTTGATTCTTTTGAATCGCTTTTAAAATATTCTTAAACATAGCACTACTCCTTTTTAT